AACTCAAAAATTGTAACAGCGAAAAAAAATCAGAATCCACTTGCGCGCGATCTCGCGCTGGTGTCTTCATGCGAACCTTCACTGTAGGGGATGGCGGTTGTGACACGAGCCTTTCGATTGGTCGTAGAGCGACACGCGCCTCAGATAAACGAGGCACTAGCCTCGCTGATCACAGAAACACCACCACGGACACTACCGGGCTTCGGAGGATCACCGCCTCCACAGCGCGAAGGCAAAACCCGAAAAAATAAACGCTACGTCCATCCACTCGACTACCTGCTCGCACAAGATTTGATTCCGTATGGCGAGTATATAGCTGGGGTTCGTTTTCATTCGGACTGGGAACTATCAGGCATCACTGGGTCACAGACCACGGCATGGTCGCGGCTCACTGATGCGGTTCACAAGGGGAATTCTTCGAAGCGTCGTGTCGCCTGCAAGCGTGTGAAGCGGCAGCCGATGGCATACCAAGAGATCGCGCCATATCAGGTCGATAGTCGGGAGGTACTGCGCAAGGCGTCTCAGCGCATGTCGCAGATTGGGTTCAAGTTGCTCGTGTGCGTGTGCGGGAGGGGAATGACGTTGAGCGATGTCGCGAACATGATCGGAGCAGATCGTCAGTCGATCTTTCGCGCGTTCCGTGCGGCACTGGCTGAGGCGTGCGACTTCTACAACGAAACCATCGACTGTCGGGACAAAGACTGATGGAAGTTCGTGAGGCATCCCTTGTTGTGACGGTCGAAAACGGAAACGTCAGGTTTTCGATTCGCGATGTGGACACTGATGCGGAAGAAGCAGCTATGTGCCTTCCGCGTGATCGAGTCGAAGCGTTGTCAGAGTTTCTTTTACGTTTTTTGGGAGAGGCAAAATGAACCACATGCTGGAAGCCGCACTACGTTACGCCGAGATGGGGTGGCCAGTTTTTCCGGTCGGACAAAACAAGGCACCGTTGTGCGCACACGGCGTGAATGATGCGACTACGGATGAGGTGCAGATAAAATTCTGGTGGGCGAACGGGGATGCGAACATTGCAGTTGCGACGGGGCCAGCGGGGCTAGCAGTTCTCGATATCGATCCTCCAAAGGGCGAGTTCTCGCTGCTCGATCTTGAGGCGAGACGGGGCGTAAGATTTCCAGCGACACTCACGGCAATCAGCGGACGCGGACGGCACCTGTATTTCAAACGGTTTGGGCCGGTGGGGTCATCAGTAGGAAAGCTAGCAGAGGGGTTAGACATCCGGGCGGAGGGGGCAAGCGTTATTCTCCCGCCTTCGCTGCACGCCAGTGGCAAGCGTTATCGGTGGATTGATGAGGCCACGCCAATCGCCACCTTTCCCGCTGCTGCTCTACTTATTTTGAAACCACCGAAGAAGGCGTACCGCCCTGCTCGCGTGCCTGACATCTCTCGCGTGTGCGATACGATTGCGAACTCCAAGCCGGGCACGAGGAACCAGACACTCAACGCAAGTGCATTCACCGCTGGCGGTTTCGTCGCCGCTGGTCTGGTGTCTGTTGATGAGGCCGTGGCTGCACTCGACTCCGCTGCCGCCTACGCCGGGCTGGACGCACACGAGCGTCGCGCCACGATCAAGTCTGGATTGAAGTCGGGAATGCAAAACCCGTTCAGGAGATAGATATATGGCCTACCAGCCACAGTACCCCATGATGACGGCGGATGAGATCATCCGCGAGGGTCACCAACGCCTGTACGACGCGCGAATGAAGGGCATCGCGATGGTCGTACCGAAATCGTTTTTTTGGCAGTTGGTCATTGAGGCAGATTTGTTTCGCCAACTCGAACTGAATGCAGATGGCGATGTTGTCGGCACTCAATACAAGGGTGTGCCGGTTGTCATCGGTGAAGACCCTGTGATCGTCGAGCCGGTGAAGGTTGAGCAGCCTATTGCATCGTCCGCAGGGTCATCTGCTGGCGCTGGGTCCGCGTCCGCGCCGGATGTTGTTGTGAGTGATTTCACGATGGCTGCACGGTACGTGGACGAGCAGGAAGCAAAACGCAAACAGGAGGAAATGGCGAAGGGTGTGGCTACAGCAGATCAGCCAGCACCAGTACCGGCAGAGCCGGTAAACGTGGTCACGGGTGAGCCAGTGATCGAGAAGGTAGTAGTCGTGAACCCATTCACGGGAAAACCCGTGGAATAACCCCAAAGGAAAAAGGAAAACCACTATGGCGTATGAACGAAATCCAGATGAGAAGAAGGTCTTTCTCCAGACCAAGACATCGGAGAAGACCGGCAATCGCTACTACGACGGTTTCGATAAAGAGTCTCGCATGTCGTATCGCGTCTTCGTGTCTGACAAAGGCTGCACACTGATCGTGCGTCCGATGAAGGACAGGCCGCAGCAGAATTTCCAGCCGAACCAGAATCAAGGTCAGCAGCCGGATCAGAACCGTGGATATGGCGGTACTCAACAGGGCGGTGGCTTTAGGCAGAGCGGCGAAGGCCGTGGCAATCCTAATTTTGGTACCAGCAGTGGGCCAGACGAGGACCCGTTTCCGTTCTGATCTGAGATAGGGGTGTTGCGGAGGCGGTCAGTGGTCCGTCTGCAAGGCTGTCAACGTGGGTGAGATGCGCCCACCACCTCCACTCTTCCAAACAAACAAAACAGTGGAGCACTTTCGATGGACCTGTTCTCTGCGTTCGTGGCTAAGAGCCGATATGCGAGATATTTGCCAGAGCAGAATCGGCGGGAGAATTGGTTCGAAAGTACATCACGATACTTCGACTCTATGGCGTCACTTGTCAGTGCCAGTACCGGGTTCGATATCCATCAACATCCGTCTTTCACAAACGCAGTGGACGCGGTGCTGAACCTGCAAGTGATGCCATCTATGCGCGCGGTAATGACTGCGGGTCCGGCATTGGAGCGTGACAACATCGCCGGATACAATTGCTGCTACCTGCCAATCGATTCGCGCGAGGCGTTCGACGAGGCCATGCTGATCCTGATGAATGGGTGTGGCGTTGGCTTCTCAGTCGAGCGGCAGTTCATCAACAAGCTACCGGAAGTCCCAGAGCGGCTGTTCGATGCTGAGACGACCATCATGGTTCGTGACTCGAAAGAGGGCTGGGCAAAGGCACTGCGTCTGCTGATCGCGATGCTGTACGCGGGTGAGGTGCCGAAGTGGGATACCACCAAGGTCCGCCCAAAGGGCGAGCGTTTGAAGACGTTCGGTGGCCGTGCATCTGGCCCTGGTCCGCTAGAGGAACTGTTCAGGTTCATCGTGGCGACGTTCAAAAATGCAGCCGGGCGTAGGCTCACGTCTCTCGAATGCCATGACATCATGTGCAAGATCGGCGACGTGATTGTCTCTGGTGGTGTTCGGAGATCGGCACTGCTCAGCCTATCGAACTTGAGCGATGATCGGATGCGTCATGCCAAGTCTGGCGCGTGGTGGGAGCAGAACGGGCAGCGGGCGCTGGCGAACAATTCTGTGGCCTTCACTGAGAAGCCAGACGTTGGCGCGTTCATGCGTGAGTGGCTGTCCCTGTATGATTCGAAGTCCGGCGAGCGCGGAATGTTCAACCGTGAGGCCGCGCGTGCACAGGTCGAGAAGATCGGACGACGCGAAGTGGATTGGGACTGGGGCACGAACCCGTGCAGTGAGATCATCCTGCGTCCGTATCAGTTCTGCAATCTCAGTGAGGTCGTGTGCCGGGCCACTGACACTGTCGAGATGCTGGCGGAGAAAGTGAAGATCGCGGCGCTGTTCGGCACATGGCAGGCATCACTGACGAACTTTCCGTACCTACGCAAAGTGTGGACGCGCAACACTGAGCAAGAGCGTCTGCTGGGTGTATCACTGACTGGCATCTACGACTGTGCGCTTCTGAATGACCACACATCGAAAGAACTGCCGGATATTCTGGAGCACCTTAAGCAGGTAGCCATCAATACCAATGCGGAGATGGCAGACGAACTCGGAATACCGCGTGCGGCAGCAATCACCTGCATCAAGCCGTCTGGAACTGTGTCGAGCCTCGTTGGCACGTCGTCCGGCATCCACCCACGGCATCACCGGTTCTACATTCGCCGCGTGCGTAATGATTTCAAAGACCCGCTGACGAAATTTATGATCGACAGCGGCGTGCCGTGGGAGCCGGATGTCACTAAGCCGAAAGACATTGCCGTCTTCTCATTCCCGCAGCGGGCACCGGATGGCGCGAAGGTTCGTGAAGACGTGTCGCCGCTCGATCACCTGAACCTGTGGAAGCTGTATCAGGACCACTGGTGTGAACATAAGCCAAGCATCACGGTCAGTGTGCGTGAACACGAGTGGCCGACTGTTGGAGCGTGGGTGTGGGAGCACTTCGACCAGATGTCTGGCGTCGCCTTTCTGCCGTATGACGGCGGCACGTATCAGCAGGCACCGTATGAAGCGGTCAGCGAGGGCAAGTACAACGATCTTCGCGCGGCAATGCCGCACGAGGTGGACGTGGACTTCGACAGGTGCAAGGAGGTCGATGACGACGCAATCGCGCCGATGGGTGAACTCTCGTGTGCGGCCGGTGGGTGTGAGTTGAGATGATAGTCCGCCTCAGCGAGTATGAGACGCTGGTCGGTGCTCAAGTCGGAATGATGCGAAACATCCAATCGATAAAGTCAGGAAAGGTTGACTTCGTCGGTGGACCACCAGAGGGCATCGGCTGGAACATACACGTAGAGGGAGCGTGTGGAGAGATGGCTGTGGCTAAGGCGTTCGGCGTGTACTGGAACCCAACAGTCAACACCTACCAAGACGGCGGTGATGTTGGTGACGAGTGGCAGGTTCGGACGCGTTCGCGTGACGATTACGAGCTATACGTCCGACCGCGCGATCTCGAAAAGAAGGCAGACAAGCCGTTCATTCTCGTGACCGGAGCGGCACCGCGATTCAGGATAGTCGGCTGGATGATCGGGAAGGACGCCAAGCGGGACAAGTGGTGGCAGATGCACGGTGGCAAGCCTGGGGCGTGGTTCGTGCCGCAGTCGTGCCTGCGACCCCTGGGGGAGCTTCGATGAGCTACACAGACGCATGGCTGGTGCAATGGTTAACGGACGTGACGCGGGGGGATTACTTTGGGGAGGGGGACCGGAAGGTCCTGACGGCCCTGAGAAGGCGGCTGGCAGCGTTGCTGGCGGCAGAGAAGGCGGGGGCCGCTAGGGTGGTACCTGCCAAGGGCAGGACGGGTCCAGCGGGCTTCGTACCGGCCAAAAGTCGGAGGCGGAGATGAAGCTACTGGAGATAACAGAGTTGCGCCTGGGG